AGGTAGTAAAATCCAAATACAAAAATGTAGATGAAATAATAGATACTATAATTAAGTCTTGTTATATCCCATTATTAATTGATAACAATATGTTATATAAAAATAAATATATTGATGGAATGAATGCTTTTATTTTTGAAAAAGAAAATAATAAAAAAATTCTACACATGGAATTATTGGGTTATGATAAATTTTTGTACGCTTTTAACATTAAGAATGAAAAAACAAATTTCCACAGAATTTTATCAGGATTATTAGATATACATAGTTTTTTCATTAAAAATTCAAAAACCTCAATGTGTAGCTATGTTGAAGATTGGAATATGGTAAATAAATGTAATCATAATATTAAATTACTATTTGAAACAGTATTTGTCTATATAATGTATTTAATAAATTACATGAAAAAATATATACCCAATGATATTAAGGATAATTTAATTATGAAAATAATTTCAAAAATAAATTTTGACATATTTAGTATTATTTTAGAAAGTTATTGTTTATAAGTTTAAAATTACATTTATTTGTACCACAATAATATAATATGGATGGTATTGATATTACTGATTCAGCATTTGCCTTAGATGTCCCTGGTGTTGAGAATACAGTTATTAGTGGTGGGTCTAATTCAACATATTATACTATGTTTATCTATATCGGCATCGCTATATTAGCTGCTATGATTGGTATGTTTATCTACAAATATTACCAAAATAAGAATAGTAAACCAGAGGAAGATTGCCCCGGAGGGTTCTGTACTATGGAAAACGCACCTAATACATAAAAGACTTACAAGTTTAATAAAGCGATTTCTTATTCTTACGAGTTTTTCGACCATAAATATTGAAAAACTTGGGTGTTTTTGTTTGGTTCTTCTTTCTTTTCTTTATAGTCGTATGCTTAGTTTTTATATTTTCTTTACCGGTTTTTATATCATCTGGTTTATAATTTAAAAACCATTCTTCAAACAATTTCTTATTATCACTTTTTTTGAACTCTTTATATTTTTCCGCTTTCTCAGCTTTCATTTCTTCAATGGATGGTTGATGTCCGTAACATGTTATACTAAATCGCTTCAATAACCCTTTCTGTGCTAACCTGTTTTTTTCTTGAACGTCGAATAAAAACTTTGACATACAGAGAATTCTATCGGTAAACTCATTATAATAAGGAGTGTTCGCATACAAAAAAGCTAAATAAAAACTTAACATTGTATCAATTGTAGCTACTTTAATTTTTTTACCCTTATACATTAATATATTATAACTATGACATCCAATTGGTTTATAAATAAATAAAATAGAATCCTTTCCAATCTTTACTTCAGAATGTTCTGGAATAATATCTCCTATAGCAGGGTGTTTAATTATTTTCACGTTTTTAATTCCATTATCGTCTAAACGTTCTTTAATAATTGCGGATGTTTGATCTGGGTTATGTGATAAGACATCAAAATCGGGAATATTTTCTATTTTTTTTCTTAAATTAGCTGGCATATATTGCGAATAAAGAATATTGGCAAACCCACCAAAAAATACTACACCTTGATTTATTAGTGTAGTTTTTACTGTCTCATAGATTTTATCTTGATTGACATGACTATCCATTTCGCGTTGAAATTTTATATCATTACAATTAACATCCGTTATATAATAGTTTTTATTTAATAATCTCAATCTTTTTAATACCTTCTCCCATCGAGTAATATCACCAGCTGGTCTAGATAATTCAAGATACATAGACATTCTTAAAAAATTAGCAGGTGCATATAATATTCCATCTACACTTATCGCATCATTTTTAATTACACTATAAATTTGACTGGGTAAATATGTTATATCAGCAACTGCTATATAGTTTACAAACACTTTATATGTCCCATGGTGTTGGCCTGATTTTGCCTCGACGTCGATAAAACCTTTCTTATAATAAATATCAGCTAATTCTTTGGCATCATTTAAGGCATTTTGAGAGAAGAAATCATAATCTGGAATTTCGATATCTTTATTATAGAATCTATCTTCTACAGGTAAAATATTATTAATAGCTGTTCCACCATAACAAACTAATTTTTTTCGTTTAATAAATTCTTCAACTATATCAATCATTCTTTGTACGTCATCTGAATTTACTACCCGTCTTCCTATTTTTTCTTCAGCTTTATCCACAGCCATACGCAAAATGGCTAGTTCACAATCTGTGAATGATAAATCTTTACATATGTTTTTTTCTTTTCGCATCCCTATATTAATAAGGTAAAAAAATAATATTTGAAAATTATTAAATTTATTATTATTAAATTGTAAAAAATGTATAAAATAATATAATAAACAATTACTTATATTATTTGGAAAATATTAGTTTTATTATTTCTCTAAGACCTAAGGTTTGCTGGTTTAAGAGCAAACGCATAAGTTGCTCTATCAAAAAATAATATCTCTTCTTTAAGATTTTTATCTGACAATTGATATCTCATAGCAACCATTTGACATCCGCTTTCTCTACATAGCTTTCCATCTGGGTTATCTGGATTGGCACCCTTATTTGGAAGAACAATTGTCATACCGGCTTTATTAAATGTGGTTAGCTCATTTATATCCTCATTGTTCTTTATGTCATTAAAATCATATTCCCTAACAAATATTGAATTACTTGTTAAATTTACATATTCAATAAAATCTTTATTTTCTAAAAAGGCGGTATTTGTTTTATCTACAATTAATATGACTTTATTTTTGAGCGAAAGCAAAGGAACCTTTCCTAAATTTTTACCATTGGATTCGTAACTATAATCTGGACCTAACATTATATCGTTATTGGATTCGAAAACATCAGCCAATTTTGAATACATTTTTTGATTATTACTCTTAAATCTTAAGTGAATAAAAATAGGGTCAGTTGGATTCGGACAAGTACCACTTGAAAAAGCATAGTTGCGTATAGTATCCATTACTGTGACAAAATTTACCGAGTTAAATGTCTCTTTGACATGATAATTATCTGTTGTACTTGTTGCGACAACTGGTTTGTTATCAATTGAATATATTTCGAAATCAAGACATCTAACGCCTTGTTTGATGATTGATTTTAGCACACAAATATCTACATAATCGTCTGTATATGATCCTCCGCTACATGCGTTATAAGCCGTTTTTATATAGTAATCAAATAAATTACCGCTACAATCACTATCATTTGATGAAATAGGTCTTAAATCACCTGCTACACTTGGATATAATGAATTCATATAACTACATTCACTGCTTTGAAGACCATTCATATAAATAATATACGAAATATAGAAAATTGAAATAATCAATGTAATTCCTGTTATTATTAGTGAAAATACATTTCCGTTTATGTTTGGTATAATAGTATATCGTATATAATTAAATAACTTATAAAGTATAAACCAATTTAAAATGATGATAACGATTAAAATGGTAAATACACATACTATTACCACGTATGTTTTAATTGAATCATCTTTCTCTTCCTTGCTGCTTAATTTCTCTTTTGATTTATCTGATGACATTGTTAATATATAGTATTATTTTAAAATTTTGTTTACTTTTAAGTGAAATATTTAGGGGAAAATAAATATTTAAACTAAAAGAATGGTAGATGATTTGATAAGATGAAAAGATTTTGAACATTTTGAAATATGATAGCATTTCAATAAATAATATAACCTTAGGGTTAAAACAATTTTATGTCTTTTTCTTTAAATCTTCAAGGGTGTAAATATATTTCTCTAAATATACAGAAAATTAATTTGACATACATTATTGGACATACATTATTATATAAAAAATTATTAGGTATAATTAAATTATATTATGACGAAATTAATAATTAAAAAATAATTATATTATATACTAATTATGGCTGGAGGATTATTAAATCTTGTTGCACAAGGAAATACGAATATAATTTTAAATGGTAATCCATCAAAAACATTTTTTAAATGTACGTATAAAAAATATACGAATTATGGTAAGCAAAACTTCAGAATAGATTATGAAGGCACACCTCAATTGAACCTAACAACAGAGAGTACATTTACATTTCGCATCAAACGCTACGCAGACTTACTTATGGACTGCTATATATGTATAACTTTGCCAAATATTTGGTCTCCTGTTATGCCGCCCCAAAGTTACACTAATCCTGACGGTTCAATTGGTTACACTGACTGGACGCCGTATGAATTTCAATGGATAAAAAATTTAGGGGCACAAATCATAAGCAAAATTTCTATAAATTGTGGTAATCAACAACTTCAACAATATTCAGGTCAATATATTTTAGCTTCCGCTCAGAGGGATTTTTCTGGAAGTAAGCTAGCATTGTTTAACGAAATGACCGGTAATGTTCCAGAATTAAACGATCCAGCAAATTATCCACCACGTGTAAATTCTTACCCCAACGCGTTCTATACAACTAGTCCTGCTGGAGCACAACCATCCATTATGGGACGTACATTATGGATTCCGATTGGCTCATGGTTTAGTCTTCTCTCGACACAGGCTTTTCCATTAGTTGCTCTTCAATATAATGAGTTATGGATTAATGTATCATTTCGACCTATTAATGAATGGTTTACTATAAGAGATGTAATGGATTATACAAATAACTATCCAGTTGTAGCACCCAATTTTAATCAATATTATATGCAATTCTATAGATTTTTACAAACACCTCCCGATGAAGAATTAGGACCAGCGTCTTATGTAGATACAAGAACGAATTGGTTTGCTGATATTAATTTAAATTGTACTTATTGTTTTCTATCGGATGATGAAGCAACCATATTTGCTAAAAATGAACAGAAATATTTAATAAAACAAATTTATGAAAAACCGTTTTATAATGTTACTGGAGCCAATAAAATAGACTTGGACTCAATGGGTATGGTAATAAGTTGGATGTTTTATTTCCAAAGAAGTGATGCTAATTTGAGAAATCAATGGTCTAATTACACCAATTGGCCTTATGAATATATGCCTCAAGATGTTAGTCTTGCGCCAACAACAGGAGATTATCCGAATCCGGATCCAATGGGACCACCACTGTTAGGTCCTGGTTTAAATCCAGATGGAACACCGTCAGGATTATATTTGACCGGAATTTATAATCCTCAAAATATAAAATCAATTTTGATTGCGATGGGTATATTGTTAGACGGTCAATATAGAGAGAATATTTTACCCGCAGGTGTTTATAATTTCGTAGAAAAATACGTGAGAACAGCGGGATTCGCTCCACCAGGGTTGTACTGTTATAATTTTTGTTTAAATACAGATCCATTCATATATCAGCCATCTGGTGCGATGAATATGAGTAGATTCACAAATATACAGTTAGAATTTACAACTATAACTCCTCCTGCGGACCCTTACGCCCAGGTTTTAACTATTTGTGACCCAAATACTGGTGATATAATTGGTATTAACAAGCCAACATGGAGAATTTATAATTATAATTTTAATA